TGATTTGCAGGAATTATGAAATCAGTAGCTGCTGCAACAGCAGTATTTCCAACAGCAACAGTTGCTGTACATCCATCAGCATAAACTCTTACTGCATCAGTTTTATGTGCGAATTTTGCGTGAGATGCAGATGCTCCACTAGCTATTGATGATCCACTTCCAACGGGTTGTAATGCCATTATTTTATAAGGTTACTTTAATCCTATACGTTATTTAGTAATTATGAACTCTATTCTACAGGTTCTAATTCCTCTTGATCCTCTACTTCAGATTCCTCTTCAGTTTCAGTTTCTAACTCATCAGTTGTTTCTTCAGAATCTTCTAATTCTTCTCCATCATCAAATAATGATGATGCAACTTCTGGTCTTACATTTGTAATCTTCTCTGCACTCTTAGAGTAGAGAATATCTTTTATTTTATCGCTTACTTGTGAGGGTGATTCATCATTCACAAGCAAATCCATAAGTTCTTCCATATCAATAAATGTAGTCTTATAAGGTTATTTATATCTCTCCACCAGATGGAGTTGCTGGAGCTTCAGATTTTTCTTCTTCAACTTCAGGTTCTAAAGTATTTTTACCAAGAACACCATTGGTTTGTGGGATAGGTTGTCCAGTAGCTGGATCAACTGGAGCATTAGGATCAGGTATGATTCCCTTTGCTATTTCTTGTTTAATTTGTTTATCTTGGTCTATTATTTCTTGATCAGTTTGTCTAAGAACTTTTCTTCTTATATAATCAGCAGAATAATATTTACCAACATAAGGTTCAGCAGCACCAGCAAGATTTAATCTTTCTTGTAAAAGTTCAGAATCTTTAAGTTCTGCAAAATGATTATCATATAAGAAATCATATTGAATATGATCACTCATAATATCCCAATCTTCTGGAGTAACAACATTTTTAAGAAGTAATTGAGTTCTTAAAATATCATTGAAGAGATGTGTAAATCTCTTTCTCATTCTACCAACAAACTTACTAAATTTAACTTCATCTCTTAGAATTTCAGATGATCTACCTAATGAGAAACCAGCATCACTACCAGCAATTCTAGTTTCTGGTACATTTAATGATCTGTACAATTTCTTCTGGAAGTAATTAATATCAGTAATTTCACCAAGATTTTGACCACCAGGTAATGTTGTAATTTCAGTTCCTCTACCACCCTCTCTTCTAGGCAACCAGAAATCTTCCATCATTGACATAAATTTCTTATCATCTCTCATCTCACCAGTATTAGCATCATATACTAACTTGTTTCTATATCTCATCATCACATCTCTGAGATATTGTTCTGCTTTTACTTTTGGAAGATTACCAACATCAATATAGAATATTCTTCTCTCTGGTGCTCTTGATAATCTATAAATTACAAGACTATCCTCAATCATCATTAACTGATTTAATGGTTTGATTGCTTTATGTAACCAAGATAATGTAGTTCCTTTATTTCTATCTACAAGTCCAGATGTACAATAACAAATAGAATCTCTTGTTAACTTGATTCCTTTTGCTGGATTTCCACCAGCAGTTGTATATGGTGTAGTTGATCCTTGAGGAGTGTACATAAAGTATTCCTCTATACCAGGAAAAGCTTGAACATCCTGACTTGCTAATCTTTGTATTTGATCACCAGGTTTTCCTTTCTTTATCTGGCGTATATACTTCATTCTAGAAGCATCAATATATCTTAACTCTTGAATACCTGCATGTGGATCTTTTTGATCTATGACTTTATTGTAATATAATCTACCATCAATATACCAGTTTCTGAAAATTTCATGTGCTTTCTTATCAAAATCTAGAAGTTCACATACAAATTTAAACTCTTCTCTAATCTTTTTCTTTATACCATCACTAGCATTTAAGTTTGATAATTCTATTTCTATTGGACTATCATGAGTATCAGATACAATTGCTTCATTTACAATATCTTCAATGGCACTATCACATTCTGGATATAAAGACATCTGACGATATCTTCTAAGTAAATCATTTTCAGTTTTATATACTCCTTCAATATCTACATATGACCCATAAAAACCAGAACTGACGTAATATTCCGATCCATCCTGTCTATTGGGAGGGATTGGAGATACTACGCCAGCAGGTGTTTTTTCTGTATCTTCAATGGAGAATCCAAATAATCTCGCCATGGTATATCTGTTTTATACTATTATAGCACTATTTATGAAGTAATCAAGACTTCTAGATAATTAAGTAATTTGTACCTCAGTTGAAGCACCTGAGTCACCAGAACTACCAACTGTGAAGTACTGATATCTGAATGTTACATCAAATTCTTCTAGAGCATCAGTTGTATCATAACTTAATGCTATTTCTCCAACTGTGACTGGGAATACATCAAAGAACTTATAAGATCTAAGAACTGCAGATTCACCACCATCATTAGTTGCTGTACCAACTTGACCACCTCTACCTAACTGTTGGACATAACCATCAGTCATATAAGAAGTTGGGTTAGTGACACCAGTAGCATCATCTAGTCTACTCATAACATTTGACCATCTTTCAAATGCTGTTCTAAGTTTGAAGTCCTCATCATTGATGATGGTAACTGTCCAGTCATCAAATGTTCTGTCACCAGCAACTTTTAGAATTCTTCCTCTAAAAGGAATCTCTACACTACCTAAGTTTGATGCAGGTAGCACACTTGCTTTGCATAAAAATTTAAAGATACCATTTTCTGAATCATCTCCAGCTGCCCATGCTTCAGAAATTGCTGAAGGGAAAGTAGGAATTGATACCTCAAACAGATTGGGTCTAGTACCGCCACCAATCAGTTTGGATTTAAATTGTGAAAGTGTTCTTGTTTCAGCCATTGTTTTAAGTCCTCCTTATGTTATTCATCTAATGGTTAAACAGTTCCTACAACTTCTTCAAAGCTAACTCCAGTACGAGTAGCAACGAAGGTTAGAGTAACAAAGTTGATAGACTTGGTTGGTTTCAAGAAGATATCAGCTCTAAACTCATTGTTGTCAATAACATCAGGGGTGTTATTAGTTTCATCACAAACAACTAAGAAGTCAAATAAACCCCTCTTAGCTTGAACATCTCTTAAGAATGGTTCAACAATGTTCACAAAATTAGTTCTTGTGTTAACATCATTGAGTTCAAAGAGTTGAGCATTTGCTGCTCCCTCAAGTGATTGTTCTACTGTTAAGAATAATCTCCTAACATTGATTCTATCAAATGCAGAGGCATATGCTAGTCCAGTTTTGTCACCAAAGAGAAGTATGCCTGCTCCTTTTTGATTAATTATTGGATTAATTCTAGAAGAATACAGTAGATCTCTTTGATCTTTGCTTGGATTATATGCTAATTTGATAGCATTATTCAAGACTCCTCTTTGTTGTCCTGCAGGTGAGAACCATGGGAATGCAAAGATTCCAGTTCTTACCATCAATCCAGCAACATCACCATTACATGGAATGAATCTAAATTCATTATTGAATCTATCAAACATGTATTTGTATCCAGTATCAAATACTGCATATGATGAGGATGATATAGGACTGAAGAATTTCAGTAAGTTAGTGGTTTGTGTTGTTGAATTAGTTACATTAACAATATTTGCCCTATGAGGACTAATTGTTGCCATGCAATCTTTTCTCTTAGCAGCAATAGCAATCAGTAAGTTTGCTTTTGCTTGTGATTCTTGCTCTGTAGAACAACCAGGACCCATCATCAAGAAGTCAACTGCTACATCATCTCTATTCTCAAATAGATTATATGATGTTAATAGTCCACCTAGTGTTGCTGTATAGTTACCTGTTCCAGAACTATAATCTGTTCCACCAGTAAATGTATAAGATACATTTCCTAAACTAGCAAAGTGCACTCCTTGTGCATTTTGTCCCCAAGTACCATCAGCTACTGAGAACTTAGTATAGTTTGGACTAGTTCCACTTCCTGTAAATCCATCTACTAATGGTACAGTATTGAAATAAGCATCATGTGCTTGAGATGGGTTATATCCAGCATAGATTTGAGATGAATTTAAAGCAAGAAAATCTTTATAGTAAGTTTTCTTACCTGTTTCACCATCTGCTATGGCATCTTTTGCCTTAGAAAGATTTAAATGTGTCTCTAAAATATTACCTTGTATACCTGTTATGCTTCCTGTGTCATCTATGACTACAATATGCATTGAGTCATTTTTACCTTGTCTTGAAGCAACAAAGTTACTAGTTAATGGTTTAGGTGCTACAGTTTTCCAGAAAACAGTTGAGTTAGTTAATCCAAGAGTCTGTGAATCATACCAATCAGTTTGTGTTGCAATTGGTTCAGATCTTCCTGTTGCCCCGCCACCACCAGTATTAATACCAGCATTGTTTACAAAGAATAATGTCTCACCAGCTTCAAATGAGTTGATAGGATCACCTTCAGAGTAATCAATTTTAGTTTCTGTACCACCAGATGATACTCTTGATAGAACCTTAACATCAATAGTTGATGCTTTTCCAGTTGCATCTGTAGAAACACCTGTAATAATTCCTTTCAGATATCCTGTAAAGGTTGATGTTGTTCCATCTCCAGGTATTGTTGCAGCAGATATAGCTGTTGTTACACCAAATCCAATGACCATACCAGCATTACTTGGATCATCAGTTGTTATTCCTAGTGTCTGGTCAGCAGCATTATCAATAAAACATACTTTTAAATTATTTGCCCAAGAACCAGGAGTTTTTGCTGCATATGTGAAATTAGTTGCAGTTTTGAAGTTTGCTTCATAGTCATCAAAGTTTTTAATCTTTGCTGCAGTTGTTGATGCAATACCCACACCAGCATTTGCATTGTTTAAATTGTCATCATCTGTTCTAACTATCTTAAGAACTCCCCCATAAGTAAGGAATGATGAAGCAGTCATCCAATACTCATACTGCGCATTTGCAGATTGTGGTTTTCCAAATGTATCAATAAGACCTTGTGAAGTATTGATTTGTGTGACTTCATCAACAGGACCTTTTACAAAAGGACCAGCAATTGCGCCAATGTTATCTAATACGTTCTCAGCTCTTCCTACTGTAAGATCAACTTCCCTGATTAATACACCAGGAGATAATTGAGGAGTAGCCATGTTTTTTTCCCCTTAAAAAATTCTCAGTTTATCTGAAAATATTTATTGTTTTTGATTTTTTCAGAGGGGAAGCCATGCATGAACAATTACCAATCAGGATATAACCAGTCTGTAAACACTCTTTGTTTCTTTCTATTTTGTATTACTCTTCTAGTAGTGCACACTTTACACTCATATGAATATGCTGATGGCAGAGTCCCTCTTTCTTTCCTAGTTAAGTAAAAACCATCTATCAAGTTTTTAGTTTCACCACAGGTTCTACATTCTCTTTCAGACAAAAATAAATGATTATAGGTTATCTGCTCATCTATATCCATATCATTCTAGTATATCAAAATACCATTTAATCTCTCTAATATAATCAAATGTACAACCTATATCTTTATCACAATTGATTTCATATTTTCTATCACATAAAAAATTTCTCAGTTCTTGAATTGATTCAAAAGAACCTTGAGTTTCCATGTCTTCATTATAAAGAACGTATGTCATTACCTATAGTCCCACATGTAAGATCTATCACCATACTCATCAGTATACCATCTATCTCCTTCTTTATCAACGAAAGTAGTTTCATCTAATCCATCTTCAATAAAACCAAAGGGTGACATGTCTTGTTCTATTTGATTTTTCTGTTCCTCATATAATCTCTTTCTTACATCTTGATCTGTAAGTTCTTTAAAGTAATCCTGATTGACTAACCAAGCATAGATGACAAGACACATTGCTAAGTCATCATTACATCCTTCTTCTGCTTCAAATGAATTACTCTTTGATATGAATGTAGTTAATTCAGAAAGTATATCATAGTCTTTAAACAATAACTTATCAGATTCAATCATTGTTTTTAAATTAAGAGCACCAACCTTTTTAACAGTCTTAGACATCTTAACTCCTAATTGAGTCTTCTTACCTGAGAATCCTTGTCCTACTATTTGACCAGCTCTTCCTCTCATTGATGCCATCAATAAATTTTCATATTCAAGATCATAATGTAATATACTTGCAACCTGATCTCCTATATCATTTACTTCACATAATATAAATGAATTATTATAATTCTTTGCTACTTCCCAGATGACATTAGGAAACAACATTGGTTTAATTTGATTATCTCTATACTTTGCAACTATTCTATGAGGAAACTCTGTGATATCAACAACTACAAATGCAGAATAGTCATTTCCAACTCCTCTGGCAACATCAACTGTAGTGATGTAATCATGATTTTCTTTTGATTGTTCAAATACATCTAAACCTGCATTTTGTGTTAATGGTGTATCATATACTAAACTTTTTAATTTACTAGGTGCTATTAAAGTATCAACTGATCCTAAAAATTCACACTCAAACTCAATCTTAAATTGTTGCTCTGATGTGTTAGCAATTGTTTGTTCTTTCCATATCTCATCTCTACCAGGAACTTGAGACCAATGAACATCAGTGGGAACATATTCATTCTTTCCTCTCTCTGCATCATGCCACATTCTGTAGAAGTGGTTCATTCCATGAGGAGTAGAAACTATGATAACTTTGGTTTTTTGGCCAGAAGTAATAGTAGGATATACAGAGGCAAAGAACGAGTCAGCAATGTGATTAGGAACAAAGGCAAATTCATCCAGAAAAAGAATGTTGAAAGACATACCTCTGACTGCACTAGCAGAGGTAGACGCTGCCAAGATTTTAGATCCATTTTCTAACTCCAGTGATCCTTTATTCCATGCAATAATTCCTTGCTGCATCCATCTTGGAAGATTTTCATAAGCAGTTTGTAATCTACCTAACAATTCTCTTGCAGTTGCAGCTTTGTTTGCAAGTATACCAATATTTACACTATCATTAAAAACAGCATAATGAAGCAAATAGGAAACCACAGTCGTAGACTTACCAGTCTGACGAGGCATCTTACAAATATTAAAACGATTCTTATGAAATCTTTTAATTAATTCTCCTGCTCGAGC